GCGCGCCTCGTTTCCATCCTGGGCGAGGCCAAGGGGCCGGAACCCAAGCTGGCGGATACCTGGCAGGAAGCCCTCGGCCTTGCCGTGCAGGGCCGCTCCGCCGCGCTGGTGCTGCCGCTGGAAACCGGCTTCACCAACGATGCCGTCGAAGTCGTCACCGAGCAGGACATCCTTGGCGACCGCCTTGTCCGCCGGAAGAAAAAGAAGAAGGATTCCGACGCCTTCCTCGCCGAACTGGCGGCGCTGACGCCGGGCGACATGATCGTCCACATGGACCATGGCATCGGTCGCTACGAGGGCCTCCAGTCGATCCCGGTCGGCAAGTCGCCTCACGACTGCGTGATGCTGACCTATGCGGGCGGCGACAAGCTCTACATCCCGGTCGAAAACCTCGACGTGCTCTCGCGCTACGGCAGCGAGGCGGAAGGCGTCGCGCTCGACAAACTGGGCGGCGAGGCGTGGCAGAAGCGCCGCGCCAAGCTCAAGGAACGCATCCGCGAAATCGCGGGCGAACTGATGAAGACCGCCGCCGCGCGCGCCCTGCGCACGGCGCCTGCCCTGCTGCCCGAAAAGTCCTCCTACGACCAGTTCGTCGATCGTTTCCCCTGGCAGGAAACCGAGGACCAGGAACACGCCATCGACGACGTGCTGGGCGACCTTTCCGAAGGCAAGCCGATGGACCGCCTCGTCTGCGGCGACGTGGGCTTCGGCAAGACCGAAGTGGCCCTGCGCGCCGCGTTCGTCGCCGCCATGGCGGGCCAGCAGGTTGCCGTGGTCGCACCGACCACCCTGCTCGCGCGCCAGCACTATTCGAGCTTTGCCGATCGCTTCAACGGCTTCCCGCTCGAAGTCGGCCGCCTCTCGCGCCTCGTGCCCGAGAAGGAAGCCAAGGCCACCCGCGACGGCCTGACCACCGGCACCATGGACGTGGTCTGCGGCACCCATGCGATCCTCTCGAAAACGGTCAATTTCAAGCGCCTCGGCCTTGTCATCGTCGATGAGGAACAGCGCTTCGGCGTCAACCACAAGGAGCGCCTCAAGCAGCTGCGCACCGACGTGCATGTGCTGACGCTCACCGCCACGCCGATCCCGCGCACGCTGCAAATGGCGATGAGCGGTCTGCGCGAACTCTCGACCATCCAGACCCCGCCGGTCGACCGCCTTGCGGTGCGCACTTACGTGATGGAATGGGACGAGATGGTGATGCGCGAGGCCCTGCTGCGCGAGCACCATCGCGGCGGCCAGAGCTTCATCGTCGTGCCGCGCATCTCGGACATGGCCGAAGTCGAGGAATGGCTGGCCAAGAGCGTGCCCGAAGTGAAGGTCATCTCCGCCCACGGCCAGATGAGCGCGGGCGAAGTGGAAGAGCGCATGAGCGCCTTCTACGAGGGCAAGTACGAAGTGCTGCTTTCAACGACCATCGTCGAAAGCGGCATCGACATTCCGCGCGCCAACACGATCATCATCCACCGCGCCGACCGCTTCGGCCTCGCCCAGCTCTATCAGCTGCGCGGGCGCGTGGGCCGTTCGAAGCTACGCGCCTATGCCTATCTGACCACCCCGGCCGGACGTGCGCTATCCGAAGTCGCGGAAAAGCGCCTCAAGGTATTGAGCGACCTCGATTCGCTCGGCGCGGGCTTCCAGCTTGCCAGCCACGATCTCGACATTCGCGGCGCGGGCAACCTGCTCGGTGACGAACAGTCGGGCCATATCCGCGAGGTCGGCTTCGAACTCTACCAGTCGATGCTGGAGGACGCGATCCTCGAAGCCCGCGCGGGCGGCGTCGGGCTGGAGAAGAACACCTCGGGCCTGTCCCCGCAGATCACGGTGGAAGCGCCGATCATGATCCCGGAGGACTACGTTCCCGATCTGGCCGTCCGCATGGCGCTCTATCGCCGCCTCAACGACGCCGACAGCAAGGACGAGATCGAATCGCTCTCGGCCGAGATGATCGACCGCTTCGGCCCCCTGCCCTCCGCGACCTCGAACCTCATCAAGCTCATCCAGATCAAGCGCCAGGCGATCGAGGCGCATATCGCCAAGATCGACGTCGGCCCGCGCGGCACGCTGGTCAGCTTCCACAACGACAGCTTCCCGAACCCGCTCGGCCTCATCGCCTATGCCGAGCGCCTGCAAGGTGCGGTCAAGCTGCGTCCGGACAACAAGCTGGTGCTGCAACGCGCCTGGGGCGATCCCAAGTCGCGGCTCAACGGCCTGCTGCAATTGACGAAGGGGCTGGCGTCGGTAGCGCGAAAAGGCTGACCCAGTACAAAGCTCAACGTCATCCTGAACTTGTTTCAGGATCCATTTCTGACCATCAGCGGCCACTTAATCGGCAAGATGGATCCTGAAACAAGTTCAGGATGACGGGGGCTACGGGCAAGGCCCCTCGCCTACATCAACGGCACCCTGATCCGCGCGATCAGCCCGCCGCAGGGCGACGTCGCGAAGGAAAGCTGCCCGCCGAACCGCATCATCAGCCGGTGCGCCGTCGGGATGCCGAGGCCGAAGCCCGGCGTGTCCCGCGTTCGCGCCTCGTCGAGGCGGAAGAACGGCGTCAGCACGTCCTCGAAATGGCTCGGCGGAATGCCCGGGCCGGTATCCTCGACGTCGATGAACCAGTCCGCCCCTTCATGGCGCACCGACACTTCCGCGCGCCCACCAAAGCGAATGGCGTTCTCGACCAGTGCACCAGTCGCCAGGGCCAGCGGCTCGGGGAAACTCTCGACCACGGCCTTGCCCGCCCCCGTCAGCCGCGCCCGGTCCTCATAAGGCGCAATGACGCCCGCCACGAGTTCGCCGAGATCGACCTTCTCCGCCTCCGAAGACAGGTGCTGGGCGCGCAGATAGCCTTGCAGCGAAGCGAGCAGACCTTCCATCTCGTCGATGCTGGTCTGCATGATCTCGGAAATTTCCGGGTCTTCGATCAGGTCGGTGGCAATCTGCTGGCGCGAGAGCGGCGTGCGCAAGTCATGGCTGATCGCCTCGAACGAGCGCGCCTGGTCCTCCAGCAGCCGCGCGATGCGCTCCTGCATGACGTTCATCGAATGGGCGAGGTTGCGCAGGTCTTCCGGCCCGCTTTCGCGGATCTCCACGCGCTGGCCGTGACCGATGGCATCGGCGGCCTGGGTAAGGCGGCGTAGCGGATTGGTCAGCAGGCGCAGCAGGATCAGCCCGATGGCGATGCAGGCCAGCGCCGTACAGAGCATGAGCATGCTGGCGCGCAAGGCGATCGGCCACATCGACGTGATGTCGCGCGACCGGAAATTCAGCCATTTGCCGTCCGCCAGCCGCACCGAACCCACGAGATCGCTCTTCCCGCCCGTCGCGTCGGCCGTGGCGAGATTGAGCGGACGGGTGGCCAGAGATGGCTCCCATTCGATCACCTGCCCGGCAATCCGGCGCAGCGATTCGGAATCGGCCATGCCCCGCACGGCGGGCTCGGGTGAAAATTCCGCCTTGAGATGGCCCGTCGTCATGATCGGTGCGGCGAGATTCGGCTGGAGCGTGTGGATGCGATCGCTGACGACGATCAGTTCGGCGATTCGCCGCGCGTGATCGGCACGAATCGTCTGACGGTCGATGGATTGGTAGAACAGCAGGCTGCCGGTCAGCTGCGCCACGCAGAGCGCAAGAAAAACGACCGCAGCCAGGACTGCCAGACGCGGGATACTGATTCGGGTCACATGTCCTCTCGCGGGATGCCCGATTGTTCTGCGCGATATGCCGGGGCGTCCTGAAAGAGCGCTCTCACCGGATGAGGCGTTCGTCAATGTACTGTCTGTTTGGGAAACATTTTGACACTTACGGAATGTGTCAGGGCTCTCGCATCATGTGCGGAGCGACTTTCTCCTTCCGTTTCGGAAGGAAGAAAGTGGCTCCCCGAGTAGATGTCACATTTCATCGTGTTGACCCGCTGTTTTTTGTCGTTTTCAGGTTTGCGTACTTGGGCGGATGCCCCCTGAAGTGCCCCCTCAGGGATCAGCAATTTGACCGGCACTTTTTTAATCTTGGCGATTCGCAAACGGGCGCTGGCGCTTCCATTCCTCAATTTCGGAAGACCACCAGCCCACGGCCTGGATGCCGATTCGGACTTGTTTCGGAAACGTCCCGCGGGCCATCGCCCGGTAGATCGTGGGCCTGCTCAGCCCAGTCTCCTGCTCGACTTCCTTGCGCCGCATGAACCTGCCCATGCCCCCTTCGCTCACCAGGTGCGCTCCCGCGCTTGAAGTGGATGTCGGATAGGTGTTCATGCGCGCGCCCCGGCGATTGCGAGTGGTTGGGAGGGTCGAACGCCGGCGCTGTGCGCACTTGGCGTAGGCAGCGGTGCTGCAATGAGGTGGAAGTCGATCACGAGGACCTCGGGATTTTTCTCCCAGAGCTGGTCGCCCTTCGTGAGGGAGAGGTTCTTGTCCCAGGCCCGCGAAAATGCGGTGCGGTGGGTGAAGCCCTGAGCCTTGATCTCGTCGATCGTGATGGACTGAAGCGGCGCGCGGCCGATGTACGCGACCTGCAGATGCTGGCGATGCCACACGCGCAGCAGCTCGCCCGCGAACCGGCGTCGGCCGAGCGTCGGCGCCGGTTCGGGCTCCTCGATGTCGGTGACGAAAGTCGGTCGCGCGCCGCGCAGCTCGGCCTGCACGGGCGACTTGTGCTCGAACTCGCGTGGCAGGTGGAAAGGCTCGCGGACCCACAGTAGATCACCCGGCCGGATGGCTTGGAGCCTTCCGACCGGGCGATAGAGGCGAGAGAGGCAACCATCGACGAGCCGCTCTATTTGCGGCTCGACGATCGTGAAGGGCTGGGATTTCACTCCGCTGCCTCCCTACTTCCGCTCTGTTCGGATGCCCCGTTTTCGGGGCTTTGTGCGACACCGAAGGACAGCAACGGATGGACCCAGCCCGCAGCTTGCGCGAGCACTCCGACCGTGGCGCCGGTCAGCACTTGGTCGTTGAGCTTGTTCCAGGAACGGAATTCTTCTTCGCCGACGTGCGGCTGGGCGAGGCCGAGCCGGTTCAACTTGGGGAAGAGGCTGACGAAGCGCGCGGTCGGCGACCAGTAGCGCCGCACTTCCTCTCCAGTAGCGGCGAAAAGTTCGGCAATGACATCGTGGGCACCGATGCGCCAACCTGGGGTGTTCGCCGATCGTAGCAGAGCGAACCCTGCCAGCACGGCACCGGCGCGACGCTTCGTTTTTTCCAGCGCAAAGTAGAACGCCCTGAAGGCCTCCGCCGGATCCTCGATCGTCATGAACAGCTCAGCGCGGATCTTCTCGAGCGCGGACAGCCACACCGTCTGTGCGGCAGTCTCCTCGAGCAGCGGCGCCACGAAATCGACCGGCTCAGCATCTTCCGCGCCGTCCCATTCGGACGATAGGCCGCGCGCACCGACGTGTTTCGGCCGGACGCCCTTCTCCAACGCCATGCGAAGTTGCGTCCACACCAGGTAATCGCGGCCGATGGTTCCGCCCTCATCAGCGTCATCGGCGAGCATCGCGCGGAGGACTTCGCGCCGGATCAAGCGCATGGCCTGCAATCCGTCGGCCGTCAAACCGTGGATGTCCTTGACCGCAGCACGGGCCGCCTGGGCCGTAAAGTTGGCCGAGGTATCGAAGGCTTCCCCGGCGGCCACCGTCACTCCGACCGACGTCGTCACCTTCACCGCCGCCTTCTCTGGCGCGAGGCTCCGTTCCGCCTCCCGCTTGGCCTTGCGGCTTGCCCACCAGAACCGAGACTCAGCCTTGCCGCCCTGGTCGACGACAAGAGTCACGACGATATCACCGGATGGGAGGTCCAAGTCAGCGCCCCTCCCTGCCGAGCTTGGAACCACCTCAAGCGCATTATCCGTGAAACCGTGTGCCTTCGGCGGTTCGGCCACGAAGCGAAGATCCGCGCGGCCAGTGCGCTGACGCAGATCCTTCCGCATATAATCCAGCTTGCTCTCGGCGAGCTGACGCAACGTGCCCTCGTCCAGCACGCGGCCTTGCTCCGGGCCTTCCGCAAATAGATCAAGCTCGATCCGTCCACCGGCACGCCGATATTGTTCAGGATCGACGAAGCGCAGCAGGCGCTCGTTCTCCGCATCACCGATCTTCAGGTAGGCGCGGATCTTGCCCGGCGTGCGGTCATACGGCTGGAGGGCCGAGAAATGCTTCCACGCCGCGCGCTGAAGATCTGCATCTGCCGTCGCGGCAAAGGCCCTGATTTCCTCGCGGTCGATCTCCTGGGCGACATAGGCTTCGAAGATTTCCGGAACGAGCCTACCGAGCCGAAGGTGCTGCGAGACCCAGATCGGACGCTGGCCCAAGTTCGTCGAGATCTGCTCGATCGAGGCGCCCTGCTCGTGCGCGCGCGCGATCGCTGCGTGCACCTCGTAGGGGCGAAGTCCGCGCCTCAGCAGGTTTTCTGCCAAGGAAAGCTCGGTGATTTCCGCTGGCGACAGATCGCGGATTACCACCGGGATCTCGTAATCCCGCGGCAGGCGGCCTTCATCGATAAGGCGCGCGATTGCGCGCAAGCGGCGGCCGCCAGCAAGGACCCCGTATGGCGCGATCTCGCCGTCCGGAAGCGGGTGCGCGAGCAAGGGGAGCATGAGCCCGATTTCCAGGATCGACTGCTCGAGACCGCTTGTCGCCTCTGCGTCTTCCTCATTCGTCCGCACGTTCAGCGGCGAAACGACCAGGTCGTCGATCGTGAGCATGGCCATCGTCATGACAGAGCACTCCGTTGAGTGGCGCTCTTCGCGCGCCGGGCGGCCTTGCGCCGCGAGTTGAGCTTGATCGGGAAGGCGAGCTGGGTGCCCTCGCCCGGATGAGCGGCATCGAGCGCCTGGCACTGGGCGCATTTGCAGCGCGTCGAGCGCGGGCGAGAGGTCACGATTGCACCTCGGTTTCGGCGCGTTCGTTGCGGCGACGGCGCAGTTCGTCCAGGAACTGCAGATCGTCGGCCGACATGGGGATGACGCGGGCGGCCGGGCGGCGGCGCAAGGCTTTCAGGATGCGCATGATCACCGGCCCGCTCCCGACAGTGCCGCGATGAGCGCGGGCACCATGATGCAGAGGCCCGTAGCGACCAGCGCCGCCCACATGCCGGCGAGCGGCTGCTCTGACCGGATTGCCCGGCCGAGTTGGCTGCTGATCCACGAGGCCCCCCGCGCAAACATCAGTCGATCCCGAGCGCCGTCTTGTAGGTGTCGAGGAGCATGTCCATTTCGCGGCGATCGTCCGGCTTCATCTTCCGTATCCGGATGATCTGCCGCATGATCTTGACGTCGTAACCGACCGCCTTGGCCTCATTGTAGACATCGGCGATATCGTCGCTCAGGCCCTTTTTCTCTTCCTCGAGGCGCTCGACGCGCTCGACGAGCAGGCGGAGGCGGTCGTCGGTGGTTTCAGCCATTGGTCGACGCTTTGGCGCTGACCCGAGTGAAGCCGAACAGGTTGCTCAGGTGTCGCAGGTCCTTCAGCAGGAAGTCGAGGCGATCGTGAGCCAGCTGGAGCGCAAGTTCGGTTGCCACCAGCCTGACGCCGCTAGTCGCCGCGCCTTCTGTCAACCTGAGCAGCGCCGCAACGCATTCATCCGCCGCGTGGCAGGCAACGTCGACAACCTCAGAGGTTTGGGAAGTGGTCCCCCCGCCCTTGCTCACGAGCGCGCGAAGCTCGCGACGGAAGGCTTCATCGTACAGACTTTTCACGCGAACTCTCCCTGGAGCGAGTTGTCGGGCAGATGACGGGCAAGCCAGCCCGCGCCCGCGCGGCGATCGCTTCGGAGCGCGGCAGGCGTCGGCAGGTGGCGCACGTGCATTATCTTTTCGAGGAAGCCGAAATGGCCGTAGACGACGTCGTCGTCGAACGGGTCGAAGTCTGCCCCGGCGCGCATGGCGTACTCGGCGCAGAGCGGCGTTTCCTCGCAGTCAATCCAGGACTCGCCGGAGACGCGGTCCCACCAATCCTCGATCGTGAAGGCGTGGCCTTCATAGGTGCCGCTGGCGATGACGACGGTCTGTCCCGCGAGCGGGTGCGGCTTCCGATGCATGGTCACGCGAATTCTCCCTGTCGGGTGGATCGCACCTGGTCGTCGCCGAGACAGCCGGTGCAGAGATTCGAGGTTGCGCTGGTCCAGCGGCACGGGCCGGAGCTCGTCCGGCAGGCATCGAGCCAGGAGCAGCCGCAGTCGCGGCAGATCTGCGGCACAGGCAGCGAATTGCCCTCGCCCGCGTAATGCCGCAGGAACAGCAGCTCGTAGACGCTGGCGTCGAAAGCGAAGATCCGGCGCAGCAGGCTGGCTTCCAGCGGCGGCAGGCACGGCTCGTTTTCCTCGGCCGCGAAAAGCCGGTGTTCGAGATTGAGGACGTCTGTGTCCGTTATCGGGCGGATCGGGCCGCCGAATGCGAGAAGCGCCGCAGCGACCTCAGCCACGTCCAGGCCCGCCGCAACGCGACGCTTCTGAAGGTAGGCTCCGGGCGACATGGGCATGGTTCACCGTTTCACTGGACAGCAGAAAGGCGCTTCGAAAGGCGCGATGCCGATCGAGCGCGGGGAAACTTCGAGGTGTTGATGGAGGGTGCCTCTACCCCTCGGCCAATGGCGGCCCCGTCGCGCGGGGAACGCCCACCAGATCGTCCATCATCGAAGGGCCGGTCAGACGGCCGCCGTTGGCCATCGCTGTCACGAAGACGCGGGCCGTCTGGTAGTCTTCCTGCGCGTCATCCAGGCGGATGAGCGCTTCGCGATAGTGCTCACGCCCGGCGCCCGGCTGGGAGGCCAGCACCAGGGCAGCGTGCGCTTCGCTGCTTTCGACAATCAGCTCGGCGACAATGCGGCCAAGTCCGAGATTGTCGGCAGCGTGGAAAGTGCCCGCCTGGTCCAGGCGGTAGGCGAAATGCTCCAGCAACGGCGCGCCGTCGCCGCCCGATCGGCGGAACAGCAGGTCGAGCTTGATCGCGCATTCGAGCGGGATCTCTTCGCGCCGGTCAGGATCGCCCCAGGCGCGAACGATGCTCGGCTTGCGCGGCGCCAGCTCGGCCGCCATCGCGGCCCAACCGCCCGGCACCGCGTCGGCGATGTCCTCAAGGGCGGCATGGAGCGAGAGTGGCGGGCGGCGCTCGGTCACCGCGCGCACCGCATAAAGGGCGCCCGGCGGCATCCGGTATGCTGCCGCCGGGCTATCGTCGGGCGTCCACCTACCGACGAATTCGAATGGGTACCGGCTCGCAGCAGCTGTTGGGACACGGAACTGGCGCGTTCAGCGCTGCGGCTCGGCCAGGAGCGCGCGGCGCGGGCGGCGCCGGCGGACGCCTGGTCAGCTGAAAAAAGGGCGCGCGATTGCAGCTTTGCAGTCGACCGCGCACCGATATGTCCTGCCCCCATGGACGAGATCATGACTGTAGGCCTTGGACCGGGTCTTGGACGCCGGCGGCAGCGGGGGGAAGGGATGCTGCCGCCGACGATCCGCCCGCATGCTCATCGGGCATCTCAATTGGATAGATGTCAGGTCGAAGGTCGTGACGGGAAATGCCCGTGGCGGCCTCGACAGCCAGAACATACTGTGGAGGGAGCTCGCTTCCGCGCTTCACCCATCCCGAAACCGCCTGCTGACTGATGCTCAGCACTCGAGCGAGCGCGCTCTGCGAGCCCGCTCGATCAATAGCTGCCTTGAGGGCAACAAGAGATGCTGATTCCTTCATAACAGGATGCGTTGTTACAACACCCGCTGTTATCGAGTCAACAGCCTCTTGCACGTATCCCTTCCACAGCGGAAGTTGTAGGTGGAGAGAATGCTGATCACCGAGCGGCTCCGTAATCAGATGAAGGCGCAGGGCTTGTCTCAAGCTGCGCTTGCTCGCCGTGTTGGCATCAGTCAGCAATCGATCGGTAGGCTTGTTTCCGGCGAGTCATTCGGCTCCAGATATTTGCACAAGATAGCGCGCGAGCTGCACACCACCGCAGCCTACCTTTCGGGCGAGACCGACGATCCGGTTTCCGAACTTCCCGACGATGATTTCCTCGTGAGTGCAGAAGAACGCGACTGGGTGGAACTCCTGCGAGCCATTCCCCCGAAGGAAAGAGCTGCGGCTCTAACCTTGGTCAGAACGATTGCTTCCAGCGCGCAGTCACCTCGAGTGCATGAGTAGGGGCAATTTTGCCGTGGGGGCGGGGACAGTTAGATGAAATCAACGATTACAATTCGCGGCGCCGTGATGGCGGCGGGCGCGCTGCTTCTTCATGGCTGCAACAGCTCTGACGCGAATGATCCCGGCATCTACAAGGCTGAGTGGTCTCGTCTCGAGGATGGGAGTTCCTTCGCCACGAAGAGTGACGGCGAGAATAGAGCGGCTTATCGGTGCTGGCCGCACCAGGGGCGCTTCGAATGCTTGGTGGCTGGCCAAGGCGTCATGGGATCAATCCAAGTAGCTCGGACGAGCTATGGAGAACTCCCCGGTATTCTCATCCCGTTTGCGGCGGGCGATCCGGGTTACAAATGCAGCACGGTTCTCGGTCGGGAGGAGGAGGCAATCTCGGCCCCCGATGGGGATCTAATTACCAACGATAACACCCCGCGATGGAGCCAGCGTTTCGTCAAGGACTACATGACGAAAAACAAAGTCGATGGCCAGTTATGGTTCCCTTGCTTGAAGACTCTCAAACTCGTGCAGCAAGGCAGCTTGGCGACACTTCGCACCACGTCAGTGACGGAAGATTTACTCGGAAATTGAGCCATCCCGGCGCATTTTCATGGTTCCGGATTGGGGGCATCGCCGGGGGTATCGACCTTGTTCCCCGACCGGGGAAATTGCCAAATAGCGCCATTTCGCAATCTGACCCGGGCGGAGGGTATATCCGCCGTGATACGTCCAACGAGTTCCAACTCTCTCACCTGATTTTACCATCCTCGGTAAAAATTGCCATTGATGCGATTTACCAAATGCGGTAAATCTCTCTTTGTTGATCGCTGTATGGGGGCGATCACGTCACAGGAGAATTAGCATGGCTACCGATTTGGGTGCCGTGGGGCAGTTAGAAGGAGCAGGGAAGTGGACACCATTCGGCGAGAAGCTGCGCGCAATCCGTAGAACTAAAGGTATTTTGCTGATTGATATGGCGCACCTTGCCGGTGTCACGCCCGGTTTCCTCAGCCTAGTAGAGACCGGAAAGAAACCTATTCCTGACCGGCTTATCGCTGCCGTTGTGGCAGGCTTGGACTTGGGCGCTGATGATGAGGCAGATTTGCGAGAAGCCGCTGCATGGTCCGTCAAAGAGTTCAAAATCCGCCTTGAGGCTGGTGCCGGACACTTTGATAGGAAGGTGGCACACGCGCTCGAAACTGGCTTCGCGAAAATGTCCGGAAAGAATAAGGCGAAGATTCTTAAGCTGTTGGAAGAGGGCTGAAGTAAATGGGTAGGTTCTTCCAGGCAGTTGACCCGATGACCATCCGAGAGATCGAGTCGCACGCAGACACTCTGCGGCATGCGTTCAGACTCGGCACAAAAAACGTGCAGATGGTCAACCTTCTCGAGCTGGTCCTGCCGGAAGTCCTCCCTGGGTTTGATTTCTACGTGTTGCCAGATGAAGAAATGCCGGGGATGGCAGGTGTGACGGCCACCGGCGGCCAACAAACAATCATCCTTTCCGAAAGCACCTACGTTGGTCTCTGTCATGGAGATCGAGAGGCTCGGCACGTGGCAGCACACGAGCTTGGCCACCTAGTTCTGCACTCGGCTCAGACGCCCATGCTTGCCAAACGAACGCGAAATGACACGCGTGTTGACCCCGAGTGGCAAGCTGATCGCTTTGCTGACTTGTGGTTGGTACCGAGTGACGGGGTCCGAAAGTGCCGAAGCGCCAAGCACGTAGCGGCGAAATACAACGTTTCGGATGAACTGGCCGAACGTCGGTGGACAGAAGTAAAAATTGAAGGAATCCAGGGAGAGCTGTTCGAATGATCAACTCTCCCTGATCCTGTCACAGAACCGCGGCCCCTGTGCAGGTGAGCGGTCTGATCGAGTGGTGAGAACTCATGCATAGCATGAGCACGAGACAGACGCAAAGACCATCGGGCTGCGAAAAACGAGGTCCATATGACCCACACTTCCGTGCCTGACGGCAAGCGCGTGATCTGGCGTCCTTGGATCACGAAGAACGGGAAGCGCATCTACGCTCGCCAGTATGGCAAGCGTGCTTTCCCGATCATCGTGGACGAGTAAGCAGACCACATCCTCCGACCTTCCTTCTAAAGGGGGGTCGGAGGATCCATCGTGTGGAGACTGTGGCGAATAGGACCATGCAGATAAGGTGGTTCTTATGAGTGTTTTTGTTGTCAGCTGGAATTTGAACAAGGAAAAGTCGAATTATAACGCCGCACGCGCAGCGTTCATTACTCACCTTCAGCGCTATCCCTTCATTCGAGACCCACAACTTGAGACTGTATGGTTTTTGCAGTCAGCGGCCACAGCCGCGTCCGTGGATATCGATTTGCGCGTCAAGCTGGATGACGATGACCGTTTGGTCGTATCGAAGATGAACAGGGGTGAGCACGCGGGCTGGCTGAATAAGGACGTCTGGGCATGGATCGAAGCCAGGCTCTAATCACTTTCAAGCAGTCTTGACGGGGCGCGCGGTAGCAAATGCTGTCGCGCGCGCCAGCTTCATAGCGTGGCGAACACGGCGGAGGGTGTATCCGCCTTGTTCAGGTGTTTCATCCAACATAGCCAGAGGAGCTGGAATGGAAAAGAAGACCATATTTCTGTCTCACATTAGCGAGGAAGGCGCACTGGGGACGATTTTCAAAGATCGTCTCGAAAAGGATTTTCTCTCGCTCATCGACGTTTTCGTTTCCTCGGACGCTCGTAGCATCCCACCAGGAGATGCTTGGCTGAAGGCAGTTGACACTAACCTTGAAGGGGCCGCCGCGCTTATCGTGCTGGCGAGTCCTGAATCAATTGCGCGGCCTTGGATCACGTTCGAGGCCGGTGCCGGTTGGGCAAAGCGCGTCCCGACGATGATCGTCTGTCACAGCGGCATTACACCTGGCGGATTGCCGCTGCCGCTTGGCCAGCTTCAGGCTTTTCAGGCGAACGACATCAAGAGAATGGAGGCAATGTACCAGGTTGTGGCAAAGGTGCTGGGAAGCGCGGTTCCTGAGCCGGACTTTACCAAATTCATTGCAAGCATAACTGATTTTGAGAGGTCCCATACCGAGGAACGCGATGTCCGAAGTGCGCTTCGTGAGATCCATGCAGCCGACCCTAAAGTGCTGCGGTCGTTCAGACAGGTGGCCGTCGGCCAACCCACTCGGATAGGAAATTTCCCTGAAAGTCTCGTGCGCAAGACGGAGACAGCCCTCAACCAGCTCATGAATCGTGGCTTCTTGAATTGGAGCTACGGCGTAACCGGACTAGCTTTCGCAGGCACATCTGGAGGTGGTGGAAACTTCGGCGACATGAATGTCACCATAACGCCGGTGTTGGCCAAATACTTAGCCGAGAGCGAGTTCGCTTAAGGCGTCCGGCTCGCAAACTGCAGATCGCGTGGCGGCCATGAATTGGCGCGCGTATAGGTGATCACACCAGAACGCCGATCGGATAAGACCTGAATCAGCGGGGGCTGTAATATAAATATTTTCCCGCTATGTTCTCCCTGGGGGACCTGGGGGCGAACAGGTGCGAACTGGAAACTCGACGATGATCAGCGAGGCGGCCTCCGACGCCTCGCTTCGACTTCACCCAGCGATGACAAGCCGCCGGCTACTCGTCCTCAGCTTCGTCCGCGACTACATCCTGCGATATGGCGGGAGCCCGTCCTATGGCGAGATTGCTAACGGCCTGGGCATCAGTCCGACCCGTGCGCGGCAGCTTGTCCAGGCGCTGGTGAAGTCCGGGCAGTTGCTGCGCACGCCAGGCCCGCGCGGCTTAGCGCTGCCAGCGCTGCGAGACGAAGCTGTGCGTCAGCTTCGCGAACTGGGGTGGGAGGTCTACGCCCCCTGCGCAGATTCAGCTCTGCAATCGCTACCCCCGCTCGATTACGTCCCGAACGATCAATCGGAGACTGCGGGGCAATGGGAACACCGACGAGCCGGCGCTCGAGGGAGCGCCTGAAAGAACAGGCGCGGGCGCAAGACGAAAACCATCGGAAGTGGGCCGCGCGGCATCCTGCCCGCGCTCGTGACGAGCGCCAGCTCCGGAAGTTCAACGCTGCCGTGCGGAAGGACTTCGGTCACAAGGTCAACGGCACTCCGGAAACTTGCGCCCGCGCGTCGGTGACACGCCAGGGCGCCGTTGCGCGCCTCTTCGAAGCCGGCGACATCGATGCCGAGCAACTGGGCGCCGCCCAATCCATCGCGCAGACGCACGCCCGCATCACCGGCGATGTCACCATCAACACCAGCAGCTTCGAAACGCGCGTCGACCAGAGCGGCCGGTTCGGCGACGTCTTCTACGAGAAGCTCGGCGCCGTCAGGGCGGAAGTCGCCTACAGCGGGTGGCGCCAGGCGCTGCCGCACCCTGCCCTCGTCCTGGCGGTGATCGTCGAAGATCAGGGCATCAGCATAATCGCCAAACGCTTCGGCATGCGGAACGCGCGGGCGAAAAAGATCCTCATCGACGCGCTAGATCTCTGGCGCAGCTTTTCGATTGATGCCTGCAAGACGATAGACGACGCGACGCTCGCGGCCGCGCAAGCTGGCTTTCTTTGAGTTTTCGCTTCGTCTAACAACATCTCGCAATGTTGAAGAACTGGCTTACCATCGAGCGGGTTTTGTGGACGGCTGTCGGGATGGCGTTCGCAATCCCATTCCTTTGCTTCGTCGTCGTAGTTTACGTGCTCGCCCAGCCTTAACCGATTGACGAGCGTGTCGATCGCTTGGCGGCTGGCTTACATGGGAAAGCCACCCCCTGCGCAAAATAGACACTGCCATTTCGTCACCTGAAGCGGCAAATCGCACCCCGCGATAGCTGCGTCTGCGAATCTCGGCGCCGCGATCTGGAAACCGAAACAGCCCGTCTGCCCACCCGGCCGGCGGGCTTTTTGCATGCGCGGAGCCATGATGAACCGAACGCCCTCCCTCACCGTTGTCGACGAGCTCGATAGCGGCAGCACGCAGCGTAATTCCCGCCTGCCCCTTGGGTTCACCCCGATGCGGAACAAGCGCATCGAGGCGGCAATCGCAATGGTTGCGATGCGGTTGCTCGAGGAAGGCAAGATCTCGCCGAACCAGGTACGGAGCCATGCCGTGCAGCAGGTTGCCCGCTCGCTGCCGGCTTTGCCGTTCCGCCGTCTGCTCCGGCTCCCGCAGCAGTCGAAGAACGACTGCCCGATCTATCGCAAACAGGCATGCCGCGCCGGCTGACGGAGAGGCCCGAGAGCCTCGAAATCCTGCTCGATCGAGAACAGGCTTCCTTTGACCAGGTCATGGCCGAGATCCACTCCGGCATCCAAGGCCCGGCCCACTATGACGAGCTCGAGGAGCGCGTCGACGAGATCGGCCGTAACATGCGCGCCGCATTCCGTAGTTGCAGAAAGACGGCACGATGCTTGATCTAGAACAGACCCGTGCTCGGGCCGCGATGCTGTCCGATAACAGCACCACCACCGTCACCGGCAGCTGGCTGCGCCAGGTCATCCGCGAACTTTCGGCGGCGCGGGAGACTCAGCCGCTTCACTTCAAGCAACCCGAACCGAGCCACGTTATCGGCATCGACCTTGCTGGTCCTTCCGGATCATTCACAGCCTTCACGGCGGTGCGTAAGCACAATGAGCAGGCTCGACGGAGCATTCCATAATGGCGGCAGATCTTCCCTCGGGGCGTCGCGATATCGACGGTGTGATCTACTTCATCAACGGCGATGGCGGGCTGATCCCGGAAAGCGCCGTGAAGGTGGTCGACAAGCTGCAGGACGAGATCGTCCGTAAGATCATCGGCGCCGCGCTGCCGATCTCGGCCGTGGTGTCTGCGTTCCGCCAGCAGACGCTCAGTGACATGGACGAGTTCGTTGCCCTGCTCGAACAGGAATACGGCGCGCGGCGCGGTGGATCGAAGGGCAACCTCACGTTCACTAGCTTCGACGGCACGCTAAAGATCTGCGTGCAGGTCAGCGAGAACATCAGCTTCGGCCCCGAGCTTCAGGTCGCCAAAACCCTGGTGGACGAATGTCTGCGCGAATGGTCCGCAGGAAGTCGCACAGAGATCCAAGCGATCATCAACCGCGCCTTCGATGTCGACAACCAAGGCCGGATCAATCGCAACGATCTGCTCGGCCTGTTACGCCTGGATATCGAGGACGAGCGTTGGCTCGAAGCCATGCGGGCGATCCGCGACAGCATGCGGGTAGTCGGCTCGAAGCGGTACGTTCGGATGTACCAGCGGGCCAATGCCCAAGCGCCATGGTCGCCGATCACGATCGACGTCGCCGTCGGCTGATGCCGACGCAGAACCCGCGCTTCAGACCGCCGGGCTGGCGGGAGCCTCAGCCCTGGGAACGTCCCATGCTCCATCGTGACCAGCGCAAGCGTGGCCGCGCCGGTCAGCGCGATCGGGAGCAGGTCCGTCGCGAGGAGCCGTTCTGCAGGCGCTGCCTCGAGGACGGCAAGTACGTCGCCACGGACGTCGTCGACCACATCGTACCGCTCGCCGAGGGCGGCAGCGACGACCGAGAGAACAAACAGGGCCTCTGTGACCCGTGCCACGACGCGAAAACCCGCGAAGAGGCGCGACGAGGCCGCTCCCGTTCAGGATCGCCACGCGAAACCTGAACCGGGAGGGGGAGGGGTCGGACCGGCGGCCGAACGGGCCGGACACCGACGCCCTCCCCAAATTTTCACGCGGGCAAATTCAAAGGGTAAAAAGTTTCGGGGCGCTCGCCTCGCAGCCAATACCCCCAGCGACAATCGGAGGTGTCGGTGTCGAGAGGTGGATCCCGGCCTGGCGCCGGTCGGCCGCGCAAGGCCCCCGAGCTCAAAGCCCTCGCTGGCACCGAACGGCCGGACCGCGAACTCGCGATCGGCGAAGAGCCGAAAGCCGGCGCCATGATTTGCCCGCTGCACCTGTCCGACCTGGCGCAGCTGCATTTCGCGTCGATCGCGCTGATCCTCGAAGAGCAAGGCCGATCGAGCCCGCACTTCGCGGAGCACGTCGCCCTGCTCGCTCAGCGTTTGGAGCAGATCCAGCGGTATCAGGCTGTCATCGAAGTGGAGGGCGACACCTTCACATCTGAATCGGCAAAGAAGGTCGACGGCGACACAGTCATTACCCGTATGGTCCGGGCCAGGCCGGAGGTGGCGATGCTGAATGAAGCAATGCGCCACACCCAGTCCCTGCTCACCGACCTGATGCTCACACCTGCCGCCGCGCTGCGGATCGTCAGCGGCGCGAAGGCGGAAGCCGGCGACTTCGACGACTTCTAATGTGGAGCAGCGCGACTACGCGGCGATCGCTCGCCAGTACGCCGGCGACGTCATCGCCGGCCGCATACCTGCTTGCCTGTCCATCAGGCTACAATGCGCACGGTTCATTGATGACCTGAAGGCCCAGGCCACCGACGCCTTTCCCTTCCAGTTCGACGAGGACAAAGCTGCCCGGCCCTGCCGGTTCATCGAACGCCTGCCCCACTCCAAGGGGAAATGGGCGCGCAAGAAGGAGACTCTCCGCCTCGAGCCGTGGCAGGTTTGGGTCATCGCCTGCACGTTCGGCTGGCTCCATAAGGAGACCAGTCTCCGCCGGTTCCGCCGGTTGTTCGTGGTGGTGCCGCGTAAAAACGGCAAATCGGCGCTGTCGGCCGGCATCGGCCTGTACATGTTCTGCGCCGATGGTGAGTTCGGCGCAGAAGTCTACTCGGGTGCCACGAACGAGAAGCAGGCATGGGAAGTCTTCGGCCCTGCCCGGCTCATGGCATCGCGCACTCCGGCGCTGGTTAAGCGCTTCGGCATCAGCGTCAATGCCAAGAACCTGACGCGCGTCGACGACGCCTCGAAGTTTGAAACCATTATCGGGGATCCGGGCGATGGGCAGTCGCCCAGCTGCTCGATCCACGACGAATATCACGAGCATGCTGACGACGGCCAGGTCGACACCATGCAGACCGGCATGGGCGCGCGCGATCAACCGCTCCAGGTTCTGATCACCACCGCCGGCGATAACCTGGCCGGCCCTTGTTACGCCTCAATCCAGGACGAGCGAAAAAAGCTGGCTGGCATCGGTCACAATGGCGGCCCGCCGCTGGACGACGAAACCTTCTTCGTCGAATACACGATCGACCAGGACGACGACTGGAAGTCCGACACCGCCCTTCACAAGGCAAATCCGAACTACGACGTCTCCGTTTCAGGCGACTTCCTGAAGGCCCGCCAGCGCGACGCGATCGCTACGCCGCGCAAGGCGGGTGTCTTCAAGACTAAGCACCTCAACCTGTGGGTGTCGGCGAAAGCCGCCTATTTCGACGTCGAAGCCTGGCGCAAGTGTGCCCGGCCGGTGATCCCAGCGGATCCGCGTGAGGCGCTGAAGCTGGATTGGCTACAGGGCCGCCGTGTCATCCTCGGCTTGGATCTCGCGTCCAAAATAGACATTGCCGCCTTGGAATACCTTTTCCTACCCCTCGGCGAGAAAGCCACGATTGACGATCCGTACATCCGGATCGGCCGATACTTCCTCCCGGCAGACACCGTTGCGGACGTCGCGGCCTATCAGGGTTGGGACGCACAGGGACTGCTGGACGTCACCGAGGGCAACATCGTCGATTACGACGAGATCGAGCTCGCGATTGAAGAGGCAAGCAGCTGCTTCCAGGTCGAGCATGTGCCTTACGACCCGTTCCAGGCAACGCAGCTGTCGACCCGGCTGCAGAAAAAGGGTGTTCCGGTCATCGAGTACCGCCCGGTCGTCCTGAACTTCAGCGAGCCGATGAAGGAACTGGACGCGCTCATGCGCTCCCAGCGGATGATCCATGGCGGCGACCCCGTGATGGAGTGGGAAATCTCCAACGTGGTCGGCGCCCCCGACAAGAAGGACAACGTCTACCCCAACAAGCCGGAGGGGCAGGCACACCTCAAGATCGACAACCCGGTCGCGCTGATGAGCGCGCTGGGCGTCGCCATGGGCGGGAAGGAACCAGAGGAGGAGCCGAGCTCGCCCTGGGACGACCCCAACTTCAGTATGAACGGGGAGAACGAACCGTGATGTCGCCCGACGACTACATCCACCGGTCGGCGGCGCAACGCGCAAGCGAAGTCCGGTCGATCGAGGATCCCACCCATCGCCTGAGCGAGAACCCCGAGGCGCTCCTGGCAATGCTGGGTGCCCTCGACAGCAGGAGCGCTCTGCCGCCGGTGTCCATCGACGCCGCGCTGGGCGTTCCTGCTGTCATGTGCGCCGTCGGTTTCCTGTCGCGCGCTCTCGCCAGCCTGCCTCTGCAAGCCTTCAAGGGGGGCAACGGCGGCGAGAAGGTCGATGATGGCCTTGCCATGCTGCTCAACGAAGCTCCGAACGAGGAGACATCGAGCTTCGAGTGGCGCCGGCACATGTGGCAACAGGTGTTCACCGGTGGCCGCGGTATGAGCTGGATCGAGCGCGCGGGCGTCCGCCCCGTCGCGATCTGGCCGCTCGATCCGAAGGAAACCTCGATCCAGCGTCGGAATGGACGCAAGATCTTCATCTCCGAGGGCCGCGAGTATCCGGCACGCGACATCATCGACGTGTCGTTCATGCCGAAATCCGACTTGGTCGGGCACTACAGCCCGATCTTCCTGGCTCGAAAGGCGATCTCGCTCGCCATCGCCATGAACGATTTCGCGGGCAGCTTCTTCGCCAGCGGCGGCGTTCCCCCCCTGGCACTCGAAGGACCGCTCCCGCAGGGTGCCGATGCCTTCAAACGCGCACAGGCAGATATCAAGCGCGCGATCGACCTCGCGAAACAGGCCGGAACCCCGTTCTTCGGAATGCCGCCCGGCCATGCGCTGAAGGCCATCGGCATTGATCCCGCCAAGGGTCAGATGACGGAACAGCGGCTCTTCCAGATTCAGGAAGTCGCGCGGATCTGGGGCGTGCCGCCCGTGTTCCTGCACGATCTGTCCAAGGGCACGTTTTCAAACACGGAGCAGCAGGACCTCCATCTGGTGAAGCACGTCATCGGCCAGTGGGCGAAGGCTTTCGAAGACGAGCTAAACCTAAAGCTGTTCGGCCAGCGCCAGCGCAGCCGCAAGGCGAAGCACAACCTCGACGGCATGCAGCGCGGCGCCTTCAAGGATCGTATTGAGGGCATCGCCCGGGCCATCCAGACCGCCCAGATGACCCCGGATGAAGCCCGCGCACTCGAAAACCGGCCACCGGACCCCTCCGGCGCCGGCGCAAAACTCTACATTCAGGGCGCGACCGTCGAGCTGGGAACTTCGCCCGGTCAGGGCCACAACGGCGGCCCGCCGCTCAACGACAACGAGGAGAACGGCGGCGATGCCGGCGACGACCAAACCGAAAACTGACGAGCGCGAGTTCCGCGCCCTCACCGATGGCCTCGAGCTTCGCTCCGCCGGCGCCGCTGGCGAGATGCGGACCGCCACCGGCTATGCCGTGCTCTACAATCAGGAAGCCAGCGTCGCTGGATACTGGATCGAAACGATCGCACCCGGCGCATTCGACAAGTCCCTCCAGGAGCGCGACGTGCTCGCGGTGCACAGCCACGATACCGGGCGCGTTCTGGGTCGCAAGGATGCCGGCACGTTGACCTTGCGGTCTGACAGCAAGGGCCTTTCCTTCGAAAACCCGCTTCCCGACACGAACGACGGGCGGGATCTCGCGGTGCAGATCGATCGTGGAGATATTCCCGGCATGTCGTTCGGTTTCCGCTCGCTGAAGGAGGAGTGGGACGACACGCGGGATCCGCCGAAGCGGACCATTCTCGAGGGAGAGCTCTTCGAGATCACCTACAGTCCGATGCCCGTCTACAAGCAGACGGAAGTCGGCCTGCGATCGCTCGACGCGGCCCGCCAGGAGCGCCGCGCGCACAACCGCGCCGGGGCGACCGGCCGGATCGCTGCCAAGCGCATGAAGCTGGCGCAGTCCGAACGAAAAATCTGAGTTCCCGGCCAAGCCGGAGGTGGCGAAAGCACCCGCTTCTCGCCCTGATCGCCCCGCCATGGCGGGGCTTTTTCATTCCAGGAGCATGAGATGACCATTCTCACCCAGTATTACGAGGAGCGGGGCCAGCTCGTCACGGAGGCGCGCGACCTCCTTGGCCAGGCCGAAAAGGAAACCGACACCACCAAGGCGGCGGAGCTCGAGCAGCGCCATGACCAGGTGATGGGCAAGGTCGATGCGCTCGATCTGAAGATCAAGCGCGAAGAGCGCACCGCCGCCGCCGAAACTGCCGAGGAAGAGCGTCGTTCGCGCAACCGCCCGGGCCGCAGCAACGTCGAACATCGCGGCCAGGAAGGTGGCGAAGGCGAGGAGCGCTCGACCGAGCAGCTGCAGACCGAATATCGAGACGCTTTCTACGCGGTCCTCGCGGAAGGCGGCGACATCAGCGCCGTTACCCCAGAGCAGCGATCGCTGCTGCGCAGCGGTTTCGTCGAAAACCGCACTCAGACTGCCGGTACGCCGGCCGCTGGCGGCTATACCGTGCCGCGCGAAATGGCGAACCGCATCGTCGAGACCATGCTCGACTGGGGGCCGATGTACGATCCAGGCATCACGGACGAGATCGTCACCAGTTCGGGCAATCCGTTCGACATCCCGACGAACGATGACACCGCCAACACGTCGGGGCCGCTCGACGAGGGCGACGATGTGGTCGACGACAACAGCGGCGACCTCGAGTTCGGCCAGGCCAACCTGAGCGCCTACGTCGAAGCGACGCCCTGGCTGAAGATCAGCATGGAGCTGCTCCAGGACTCGGCGTTCAACATCGAGCAGTTCGTCGGCCGCAAGCTGGGCGAACGTCTCGGGCGCGGTGCGAACCGCAAGCTGACCGTCGGCACCGGCAATAACGAGGCCCGCGGCATTGTCGTAGCATCGCTGCAGGGCAAACTGGCAGCTGCCGTGGCGGCCCTCACCGCAGAAGAGCTGATCGACCTTCAGCACTCGGTCAACGCCGCCTACCGCCGCAGCCCGTCCTGCCGCTGGATGTTCGCCGACACCACCCTCGCCGCCATCCGCAAGCTTAAGGACGGCGAAGGCCGTTTCCTGTGGACCATGGGCGACGTCCGTGTGGACGTTCCCGACCAGATCCTCGGCAAGCCCTACTCGATCAACGACGATGTGCCCGCGATCGCCGCCGGCAATCGTTCGGTCCTCTTCGGCGACTTCAGCCGCTACACCGTTCGCAAGGTCGGTTCGCCGCTGATCGGCACCGTCCGCGAGCGCTTCTGGCCCAAGGTCGGTCTGGCCGGCATCATCCGTTACGACGGTGATCTGCTGGACAGCGCGGCAGTGAAGCATCTCCGCCAGGCTGCTGCCTGACAGGTTCTCCGGGCGGGGTCACTCCCGCCCGGGCCTTTTCCTGCCGCCGGTGCGCCGGTGGCACGGAAAGGCAAGTTCCAGGAGTTCACCATGAAAATCAAAATGACCGCAGGCCTTTCGGGGCCGAAGGTTTCGCTCGCCCCCGGCGATATCAAGGACTTCGCGGACGAAAAGGAAGCGCAGCGCCTGATCGACGCCGAATTCGCCGAATTGGTGATCGACGATACCGCAGCGCCGGCGCCGATCAACGAGACGACCGGTGAACGCGTCGCCCGCCTTGAGTCCGAGCTGAAGGATGCCAAAGCGGCCCAGAAGGCCGAGGCTGCAGCGGCCAAGACCGCTGGCGCGCAGGCCTGATCATGTGGCAGTCACCGGTCATCGTTACGCCGCCAGCGGAGGAGCCGGTGACGCTCGCCCAGGCGAAAGAGTTCCTGCGCATCGATGATGGCGATGATACCTTCGATACGGAGATCGGGCTCTCGATCGCCGGCGCCCGCAATCACATCGAGTCCATGACCGGTACCAGGCTGATAAGCCAGGTGGTGGATCTGCGCGGGGATGCATTCGAAGATCTGGCGCTGTTCAAGGTGGGGCCAGTCCTCTCGATCAACGAAATCACCTATCTCGATCGCGACGGCACCGCGCAGACGCTCTCGGCCGACAGCTTCGAGCTCACCGGCGCAGGCCTCGAGCGCGGTGTCCGACCGGCCGCGTCCACACGGTGGCCGATCGCGTCCACCGTCGGTGGTGCAATCACCGTCCGCGCAACGGTCGGCTATGGCGATGACGGTGCCGCCATTCCGGAGGCCGTTCGCCTTGCAATCCTGCTTAAGCTCCGCGGTCTGTTCGAGGACTCGGCGTCCATCATCGACTATCTCTTGGTCAACGATCGGATCTGGTTGTGACCAAGGTGACGAAGCGCACCACGCGTATCTCGATCGAGCGCGCGGCGGTTGCCCAGGATGACTATGGCGAGGAAATCGCCAGTTGGGCGCCGATCGCCAGGCCGTGGGCCGCCATGTTCTACGGCACCGGCCAGGAGCGGCGCCAGGCGGCGGCCGAAATGGGTCAGCAGTCCATCACGCTCAACGTCCTGGCATCCGCCCTCACCCGTGCAGTCACCCTGAAGGACCGGATCGTCGTCGGCGCCGAGACCTGGGACATCGTCGGGATCTCGCCGATCGGCCGCCGAGAGATCGACTTTACCGCCGTGCGATCGCAATGAGCTTCGAACTAGACCTGCGAACCCGGCTCATCGATGACGCCGCGGTCGGCGCGCGGGTCGGCACGGCCGTCTATTGGCGGATCCGGCCGCAGAACGGGACGATCCCGGCGATCGTCCTCACCATCATCTCAGATCCGCGCCCCCAGCACCTCGAGGGCTTCCACGCGCTGCGCGACACGCGGGTCCAGCTCGACTGCTACGGCAGGACCTACGACGAGACGGTCGCGCTGCGCGAAGACGTCATCACCGCGATCGCGCCCTACGCGCGCGTCGGCGACACCCGGTTCGACCATGCCGAAATCGAAAACGTGCTCGACCGCGGCGACGATACCGCCACCGCCTTCCAGCACTGCCACGCCATCGATGCCACGATCTGGCACGGAAAGGAGTAACCCATGCCCATTTCTGAAGTGACCACCGGTCACGGCTCTCAGCTGCACCTCAATCCCAGCGGCGTCCTGACCAAGGTCGCCGAGGTCGACGACATCCCCGAGCTGCCCTCTTTCACCACCACGCTGTACGAGGTCTCGAGCTTCGACACCGAGGAGGCGAAGGAGTTCAAGAAGCAGCCGCTGAAGGAAGGCGTCGAATACACGATCGCCGGCAACTTCGTGCTCGGTTCGACCTCGACCACCCTGCTCGATGCCGCCGAGGCAAACAACGAGCCGATCCCGTACGAGATCCACCTGCCGCAGGGCGAGGACACCTACGTCGTGAGCGGCACCGCGCTGTTCTACAACCTCAAGTACCTGAACGTCGCGAACGAAAAGCGGAAGTTCAACATCACCATGAAGCCGACGTCGAAAGCGGCGCGTGAGAAGGAGACGCCGTAATGGTCGCTCCGGTAGACGCGAAAAGCGTCATCACAGTCGACGGTGAGGAATTCACTTTCCGCCTCGGCTTCCGCGCGATCGCCCTGGGCGAGCACCTGGGCGTGGACCTGTTCTCCGAAAACGGGATCGACTTCACGATCTCGAAGATCGCGCTTTTGGTGAAGTGCCTGACGGTCGCCGATCACCCCGAGCTTACCGAGGAAGACGGGCTGGCGATCGCCTTCCGCTATGGCATCGAGAACATGGCCCCGCTGATCCTCGACCTGCTGAACCGCTTCGGCGGTCGGGCCGACGAGCCGAGTGCCGAGGGAAAGGCAAAGCCGGCAGCGAAGCGGACGAGGAAGCCGACACCGGCCCCGTAACCACCGAGCGTTTCTTCGTCATGTGGTGCCAGTCCGGTTTCGATCCCGACAGCTTCTGGCATCAGACGCCCCTGCACTTCCAGCTCGCCATGCGCGGTGTGCGCAAGCGCCTGACGGCCGCGGCGGAAGCGAGCCTCCGAGAGGCCTGGTGGGGCGGAGCCTTTGCGGGCCTCGCCCAGTCGAAGGGCGGCCTGAAACCGCTCGACCACTACCTGCGCAAGAACAGCGATCGCCGTATGTCGCCGGACGCGATGCTCGCCGCCTTCCAGTCCATGGAAGCCCGCGGTGCCCCGATGTCGATCCGGAAATTCACCCGCGCAGAACTGGAGGCGAGGAATCGCGATGGCTGACGAAGCAATCTCGCTCGACGGTTTCGCCGACCTGGACGCGGCACTGTCAGCCCTGGCCGACGAGGCGCTCGAGCGCCAGACGCTCATCAATGCCGGCATGCGCGCGCTTCAGCCCGTCCAGGCCGAAGCGCGCCGCCTAGTTCCGGTCCATGAGGGCAAGCTGCGCGATTCCCTGCTCATCGCCACCAACGGCTTGACCCGTGACGCGGCCCGGGACGAGATCATCGACAAGGGAGCGGTTCGGATCTTCTTCGGCACGGCGAACCGCAACGGCGTGCCGCGCGAGTTCGGCACGTTCCGCTCGGTCGCCAAGCCTTTTGCCCGACCGGCATGGGATGCGAACGTCGATAGCATGCTGGATACCCTCGGGGCCGAAATTGGTCCGGGCGTGGAAGCGGCCGCCGAACGCCTCTCGAAACGGCGCGGCCGCAAGGGTTGATCAGGCCTCGAGGCCCTTTTCGACCAGGCGGCGGATCGCTTCAGACTTCGTCATGCCAGCGCCAATTGCGTAAGCATCCACCTTGGCGACAAGATCCGCCGGCGCACGGAAGGTCATGTGCGGATCCTTGCCCGTTGCAGGGCGGCCCCGCTTTTTAGGTGTTACCTTTTCATTTGACGCGCTCATAAATTTAGGTGTAACCCCAAATTCGAACCGGAGCAAGGTTGCACCCTCGCCCCGGTTCTGACCATCAACATGGAGGACACCATGTATCAGGCTGCGGCCGCTTCTAGCATTCCAAACCTTCCCGCCAACCCGTTCCGTCGTCTGTTCGACCGCCTCACCGGCGATCGCCCGCTGACGGCCGATTGCACCATGGAAATCAGCCTGGTCCAGCGCCGGCTTGTTGCCCTGCGCGGATCCGCTCCGACTTGGCACCCGCTGCACCTTCAGCGCACTGTCACCCGGACAGTCGTGGAACCGCTCCGGTCCATCCTGCCCCAGCTCCGCGGTTCCGCCGCGCGTCAGGTGGCAGCGGCGATCGCTGCACTGGTTGGCGTAGATATAAGCGATATCTCGATCGAGGACCTCGACCGCGCCGCGCTGCTCCTTGTCGGCCCTGCCGGGGAACGCCGCGGTGCATAGCGGCACCGCAATCGCAGTCGGCGCCAGCGTCGCAACGGCCTTAGAGATGGCTCGCCAGCATCAGGCCGCGCTCGATCAGCTCGAGGAGCTGCTCTCCGGCGCCAATCGGCCGACCATGGACGATGCGGCGGCCGCCGTAATCATGCTTGGCGCGCAGTTCCAGCTGCTCGTCCAGGAACTCGAGAAACTGACCTGACCGCCTAACCGGTCAGCCCATAGCTCCCATCAGGGGCGGTCCTTCGCAGGGCCGCCCCTTTTTCGTGGCCGGATGGCCGGAAGGAACACGCGATGGCCGCCAAAATCGGTTCGCTTCGCGCGGACCTGACGCTTGAGACCGCGCGCTTCAGGGCGGGCGCCGCCGACGCGCAGGCCAAGATGGCGGCGCTGAAGAACAGCATCAACGTCGGGTCTCGCGAGATCCGCAAGGCCGCGAACGACATGGGCACGAGCATGGCCGGCTTCAGCCGCCAGCTCGCCGACCTGAAGGCGCGCCTCGACCCTCTCTCCGCTGCCCAGGCGCAGTACCGGCAGGAAGTGGATCTCGCGCGGAAGGCGCTGAGCCTCGGTGCGATCTCCGGCAAGCAATACGGCCAGGCCATGGTGGAGGCCGGGCAAAAGCTGACCAAGTTCCGCAATGACTTAAAGGCGCTCAGTGAGGGTGCGGGCGCCACTACGGCGCTGTCCGCCGAGATGGCCGCCCTGAAAGCCCGCCTCGACCCCGCCAGCGCCGCCCTCGCCGCCTACCGCAACGAGACCAAGCTGTTGCGCCAGGCGCAACGCGAAGGCGTAATCTCGACCGAGCAGTTCATCACCGGGATGAAGGGGGCTACCGCCGCCTATCGCCAATCGTCCTCGGGTTTGGTCGCTGCCAACGGCGCCGCCCGCGCGGGCATGCAGCAGCTCCAATTCCAGATCAACGACGTCGCCACGATGTGGGCGATGGGCGCGAAGCCCATGCAAATCTTTGCCTCGCAGGCTGGGCAAGTTGTCCAGGCGATCTCGCTGATGACGAACGGTGCCGGGAAGTTCGGAGCGTTCATGGCTGGACCGTGGGGATTGGCAATCACCTCGGCTGTGATCGTGTTGTCGACGCTCGTCCCGAAACTCCTTGAAACCGACAAAGCGATGAAGAGCGTCGAACTGGCCTCCAGTGGTCTGGCTGACGCACAATCTGTCCTCGGAGAAATCTTCGACCTCACGACCGGAAAGCTGAAAAGCCAGAACGAGATGCTGCGCCTGAATGCGCAGATCATGGCGATTAACCTGCGCGCACAAGCGAGCATGAATCGCTCCAAAGCGCAGGAGACGTTCGGTTTCCTAGACAGCGGGCTTGGCCTTTCCATGGGTAAGCGCGCTTTGGGTATGCTGGGTGTCCCGGTCAGCGGCGATTTCGGTCGCGCCCAATTGGTCAATGACCTTGCGAAGCAGGTGAAAGCGATCGACCCATTGAAAGAGGGGTCCGGTGATGCCTTGGGAGCGTTGGCGAGGAAGGCCGAAAAGCTCAACTTCGAGGGGCTCAGCATAACTCAGAAAGGCTTCATAGAAGCCATCACAGCGTATGCGTCAGCACCTTACCAAGATCGGACCGCTTCGAAGATCGATAGCGATGTAAAAACGCGATCCCTCGATTCCGAGTTTCGACAGGAAGGGCGCGGCCGCAAATTGCGCACTCCCACCATGGCGACGGACGCGCAGCAAGACGAGGAGCTTGCTGCCCTCAATCGCGAATATCTGCAGGCGAAGCTCGATGTCACCAGCGATGCGGAAGAGCGCGCCAAGATCGAGGACGAACTGCTCGCCGCTGATCGTAAAAAGCGCCTCCTTGAAGTCGACGCCAATAAAAAATTAACCGACGCGCAGAAGGCCGAGCGCAAGGCCGCGATCGAGCGGATATACGGGCCGGAAAGCGCCTCTGGCGAAATCGGCGTCACGCTCGCCCCGGCCCGGCTCAGGCTGGCCCGCGAGCGCGCCGATCGCGCCGTCCAGCTCGACAACGACATGCTGTCCCGTCAGGCCGAAACCCTGCAGGCCATGGCCGACATCGAGCCGAACACGCGCAAACGCGCAGAGCTCGAAGGCAAGGCGTTGGAGATCCAGCAGGAGATCCAGCGCAACCTGCTCGACCAGCAGATCGCCAACGGCGACATTGCAGATGCCGACAAGGCTCGATCGGAGCTGGCCGCGCAGCAGACCGCGCAGCGCCAGCGCCTCGCGATTCAGAACATGTCGCCGGGCCAGCAGTACGTCTACCAGCTGCGCAGCCAGGTCTCGAATATCAACGACGCGATCGAGGGCATCAAGGTCGACGGCATCGACGCCATGATCAACGGCTTCGCAGACGCGACGGTCGGCGTCCGCAAGTTCGGCGACGTGTTCAAGAACGTGGCTCAGCAGGTGATCTCGGACCTGGTGCGGATCCAAATCCGCAAGGCAATGGTCGGCGCCCTGGGGAACATCTTTGGCGGCGGGCTTTCGCTCGGCGGCGGCGGATCCTCCAACATCTCCAGCGCCGGCGCGTCCTACGACTTCAGCGCGTTCAGCGGGATCTCGCTCGCCGGCGCGCGCGCCGATGGCGGCCCCACTGCAGCCGGCCTGCCTTACCTGGTCGGCGAGCGCGGGCCGGAGATCTTCCTGCCCAGCTCCTCCGGCCAGGTCATCCCGAACCACGAGCTATCGAACCTTGGCGGCGGCAACGGCATCGGGACGCAGAACAACTACTACGGCCCCGGCGCCGAGCTGTTCTGGAGCCAGGTGGACCAACGCGCCGCCGGCGTCGCCGGGCCCATGTCCGTCGCGTCTGGCGTCCAGGCCCGATCGGCCGCCGGCGCCGACATGTCGCGCCAGGCCCGCCGACGCATCCCATAAGGAAAAGCACCTGTGGCAGCGATTGCTATGCCGGCGGAGGTCGTCCCGAACTCCGCCACCGTATTCCTGCGCGAATTCGGCGCGGTCCTGACGCCATTCCTTGGCGGCCCCGAGCAGCTGATCGACCGGTTCGGCACCCGGTTCGGCGTTCGCCTTCAGCTTCCGTCGAAGCGGACCGAGACCGAGGCGATGGTCATCCAGTCCCGCCTCCTTCAGGCGCGCAAACAGCGGCTGATCATGCCCTTCCCGCAGCCGGGCTTCGATACCGGCAATCCGGGCGCGCCCGTACTCGCGAGCGCCGTGCTTGCGGGCAGTTCCATTCCCCTCACCGGCCTCACGCCCGGTTACGTCGCCGCCGAGGGCCAATTTTTCTCCATCATCCGCGCCGGGCGCCGCTACCTGCACATGTTCCGGAGTCGCGGGACAGCGGCCGCCAATGGATCGCTGACCGCGAACATCTTCCCGATGCTTCGCGTGCAGCTCGGCGCTGGCGACGTCGTCGAAATTGCCCAGCCCGTGATCGAAGGCCTCGTCAGCCCGGGCGACGAGCTGAACTGGCAGATTTCTGTCTCCCGCCTGACCGCTTTCAGCTTCACGATTTCCGAAGGGGCCTGACCAGTGGATCCCACGCTACAGAGCGCGCTGGCGCAATCGTCAGTGCTGCTGTTCGGCGCCGTGCGCATCGAACTGCCGAACTACACCCTGCGCCTGCTCGACGGCGCGGGCACCGTCCTGATCGACGGGGAGGCCTATTCCGGGATCGATCCGACCTTCGGCACCCTGTCCACGATCTCCGAGCTTTCGGAGGAAATCGGCGACGAAGCGCCGGAAGTGACGATCGGCCTGATGCCGCCGGACATGAGCGCCATGGCCGTGCTGGCTGATTCCTCCATGCAGGGATCCGTCGTCAGAATCATGGTCGGCGCCGCGGATCCGATTACCGGCATGGCTATTGGCCAGCCCGAAACCCTGTTCCTCGGCGAGATCGACGTGCCGACGCCCGGCCTCGATGCGAACGGCGCTCGCACCCTGGAATACACCGTCGTCAGCGTCTTCGAGCGCCTGTTCGAGGTCGAGGAAGGCCAGCGCGCCTCCAACGCCTGGCACCAGTCCATCTGGCCTGGTGAGCGCGGCCTCGAATTCATGACCGGCACCGACAAGAACCTCTATTGGGGCGTCAAACCACCGAAGAGCAGCTCGACCGCGAAGTCGGGCGTCTCGGTGATCACTGGCGCCAGGCAGGTAATCGCATGACCCCGCTTGAACGGCGCCACGCCGCGACCGAAGCCACCCTCGCCCGCTATCGCGGCCGCGCGTTCAAATGGGGCTCGGTCGATTGTGCCAAGGTTGCCGCGTTTCACCTGAAGAAGCTCGGCCACAAGATAGCGATCAGCAAAGCTGGAACCTACAAAACCGACTTCGGCGCGGCCCGCGCTCTAAAGCGCCTAGGCTTCTCCACGCTTCCTGAAATGGCCGACGGCATTGGGCTGGTCCCTATCACGCCTGCGCGGATGATCCTGGGCGATATCGCGTTGATCCCGTCGGAGGGCGCGATCGGCGCGCTGGGGATCTACGCCGGCAACGGCAACGTGTTCTGCTTCCATGAAGATCACGAGGGGCTTGTAACCTTCAAGCCGACCGAGATCCTCCGCGCCTGGAGTGTGCTGGCATGAAGACGCTTCGCACGGCCGGCATGGTCGTCGCCGCCGTGGCGCTCGTTGCGACCGGGGTCGGCGCGCTCGCGGGCGCTGGCGTTCTCGGCGCGGCCGCCATGGGCTCGGCTGGCGTCGTCGCCGGCATCTCGACAGCGACGATCACCGCCGTAGGCATGTACGCGAGCATCGCTACGGGCGTAATCGGCTTGATCGGCGCAGCCGCAGCGCCGAAGGTTTCGAACCAGGGCAGTGCGACCAGCTTCACGACGAACCCGCAGAGCGGCCTTCCCTACGCGATGGGCCGAACCCGCATGTCCGGCTTGCGCTTCTTCGCCGACACCAACACGCGGCCCGGCTACACTAAGTTCAATGACCTACTCTGGTTCGGCGCACTGCTGACGATCGGCGGCCAGATCGAGGGCATCGAGAGGTTCACCGGCGACAACGAAGCCGTGACGTTCGCGGCCGATGGCAACGCGATCGGGACCTATCACGATTACCAGGCGCAGAAGGTGCACACCGGCGGCCCAATGGCGTCTGCCCTGGCCGTCTCGCTAGGCGGCGGTACCGCGCCAGGCTGGACCTCGGCGCACAGGCTTTCCGGCATCGCCCATGCCATGTGGTGCCTTCGCTACAACAAGCAGGGCGAGATGTACGGCGCCGGTGCCCCGGAGCCAGCCTGGATCGGCAAGTGGGTCAAGGTCTACGATCCGCGCCTGGACAGCACCTATCCCGGCGGCTCGGGCAGCTGCCGTGCCCTGGACGAAACGACCTACGTCTGGTCGGAAAATCCCGGCCTCCATGCTCTCACTTGGTCGCTCGGCCGTTGGCAGAACGGCAAGCGCACCTGCGGCATCGGCGCGCCGATCGCGAACATCCGCGTGGAAGAGTTCGTGGAATGCGCGAACGTCTGCGATGCGAACGCTTGGAAGGTCGGTGGTGTCGAATGGACCACGGATAGCAAGTGGGACACGCTGAAGCGGATCCTGCAGGCCGGCGGCGCGGTGCCTACTCAGACCGGAGCTATGATCGGCTGCCTGGTCCACATGCCGCGCGTTGCCATCGCCACGATCGAGAGCTGGCATCTGCACGATGGCGCTTCGTTCCCGATGACGAAGAGCCGGCGGGACCGATTCAACACCGTCATTCCTCGTTACGTCGACGAGGCCAGCGAATGGTCCGTCATCTCGGGCACCGCCGTAACCGAGCCTACCTACGTCGCGGCCGATAAGGGACAGCGCACCAAGGAAATCGACTTCCCGCTGGTGCAGGTGTTCTCTGGCCAGCAGGCGAAGCAACCCGGGCAGCTCGCCGCCTACGAAATCGTCAACAGCCGTGAAGCCGGACCGTGGACGATCACGACGGGCCCGCAGTGGATCGGCCTCAAGACCGGCGACGTCGTCAACTTGAACGTCCCTGACGAAGGCATTGTGAATCAGCCTGTGCTGATCACCAGGCGCTCGATCGACCCCGCGACTGGCAAGGTGTCGTTCACGGTCCAGACCGAGACCCCGACGAAGCATGCGTACGCGCTCGGGCAGACCACGACGCCGCCGGCACCCTTCTCCCTCGCGGCTCCCGATCTGAAGGCACCGGCGCCAGCGGCCACCGCCTGGTCGGTTTCAGGAACGACCTCCGGCGAAGGCTTTCCGGCTCTTCTGATCGCCGGCGAGAGCGAAATGCCCTCGGCCGACGCGATCGTGATCGACTATCGCCTGAACGGCGCTACAGATTGGATCAATTCCGCCGTCGTTTCGGCGGCCGAGCCTGTCCGTCACATCATCGCACCGCTCCAAAGTGAGGTCCGGTACGATGTTCGCATCGGCTACCGGGTGGGCGACATCGCCGGCGCTTTCACAATTTTCGAGAACGTCCTGACGGGCGTCGGCAAGATCACGACGATCGAGAGCCAGCTCGATGATCTCGCCCAAGCGGGGAAGGTAACGGCTCACCTCAGCGTGCCGGCTGTAAGTCTATTCGCCTACGCCAACGGCGGCATCCTCGATTACTCGGCCGCCACCGGCAAGTTCGTCGTACTTCGCGGGACTGACGACGTCAGTTCGAGCTTCGGATTCGCGATCACCGACAACCCGGCAAACCTCGAAGTCTCGTTGGTCGGCAACACCTACAAGGTGACGAATGGGCTCAATGCGGACAGTGCCTCGCTTACGATGCGAGCTTCGGGATCCGGGGCTTTCGCCGGGACGAACTTCGACCTGGTGTTCACCGTTTCGCGGATGATCGGCGGCTACGAGATCGTTGCAACCCTGCCGACGACGAACCTGTTTGAAGGCCGGATCGTCTACAACAGCACGGACGGCAAGCTCTACACCTATAGTAGCGGCGCCTGGAAGACGGGCGTGAACGCGGCGGACATCGCCGGGGACATCGTCGCAGACCAGTTCGCTCCGGGCATCGAACCAGTCTCGCTGGTGACGTCTGTGCCTTCGGTGAAGAGCACCAGCGTCATCTTCAACCAGACTGACGGCAAGACGTACCGCTGGAATGGAAGCGCCTACGTCGCCACCGTGGCGGCGGCCGACATCGCTGGCGGCCTGACGGCAACCCAGTTCGCCTCCGGCATCGAGCCGGTCACGCTAGTGTCTGGTGCCCTGCCGACCACGCGCATCACCAACGTGATCACTTATGGCGGTAAGCTCTACCGCTGGAACGGCTCGGCATATGTCGCCACCACCGCCGCGGCCGATGTTACCGGAACGCTGACCAGCGCCCAGATAGTCTCCCTCGATGCCGCCAAGCTGGCTGGCCAGATCGTCGGCACCCAGATCACGGACGGGGCGATCTCGACCGCAAAGCTGGCGGCCGGATCGGTCACCGCCGGACAGATTGCGGCCGGCTCGATCCTCGCCTCCAAGATGGCGATCACCGGCGAAAACCTCTGGCCTGATCCGCAATGCCAGGACATCGACTGGTGGAAAGGTCCTTCGCAGGGGGCGCTGACTTCAGCGTTCGGCTACGTGAATCCGGCTAATCCCAGCAACAACCAGAGCGCGGGCTGGCAGTTCGTGCCCTCCGGCCTTTCTGCGTTCTCCGATCGCGTTGGCGGTTCGAAGGGAATGTGGCAGCTCTGGTCGGGTAACAACAACGACCAGTTCACATCCGCTGCCATCGCGCAGGTAGTCCCGCCCTCGATCTGGGCCAAGCCGAGCACAACCTACGAAATAGGCATCGGCTGCTTCAACTCGTCGAACAAGCCGGTCAATTTTACGGTGAACATGATCAACGCTGCGGGCGCGATCATCAACACCGTGACGCCGATCGTCTGGTCCGCTGGTGACACCAGCACGCGGTATTACAAGGCCAAGATCAAGACGACTGCAGATACCGTCTCGATTCGCCTGTATTTCGAGGTGCCTGCTGGTGCAGCGTTCTCCGGTGCGGTGAACGTTGGCAACATCAGCGTCCGCGAGGCCGCTGGCGGCACCATGATCGTGGACGGCAGCATCACCGCCGGTCATATCGCTGCCGATACCATCACGGCGGCGCAGATCGCAGCGGGCGCCATCAGCACGTCGGAACTGGCCGCCGGGGCCGTGACCACCGCGAAACTGGCGGTCGTTCCAAACAACCTCATACCGGACCCCTACTTCGCCGACACCGTTTGGTGGACCGCGACGCGCCTGGACGCGGGTGGATGGTATTTCGAGGACAATAGCAACCCGGGCGGCGCCGCTCTTGGCATGGGTGTGCCGAAAATCCTGGTGCTCGGGCCGCAGAACAGCCTGCGCAAGCATTGCTGGTCGGCCAGCGTGCCATTTTCTGGTCAGGGCCAAGTCGTTCGGCTGCGTGCAATGGGGTCCAACTCCACGTCCGATCGCATGTATCTCACTGTCCGTTTCCGCGGTCCCGCTGGCGACCTCGGCGACCTGGGCGTTAACTGGGAGCCGGGGGCAGGAACAAACATCCTGCGATCGGCACAGATGGCAGTGCCGACCGGAACCACGCACTACCAGGTGATCGCCTTCAACGAGGGCAACACCAACACCAGCGGTTGGATGTGGGTCGGCGCACCGAAGCTGGACATCGCAGCGTCGGCCGACCTTCTGGTCGATGGCTCGATCACCGCCAGCAAGATTGCGGCCGACACAATCACCGCCGGGCAGATCGCAGCGGGCGCGATCTCCTCCTCCGAGATCGCCGCCGGAGCGGTCACGGCCGCGAAGATGACCGTGGCGGAATTCGAGAATCTGTTGCTCAATGGAGACCTTGCCTCCGGCAACCTGGACGGTTGGTCGCGCAACTACAACGGCGTGGATGGCATGATCATCCAATGCGAAGACGGCGGGATCGGCACCGGCTGGCCGTCTCGCTATGTTCTCCACATGCTGCGCAACGGCAGGACGGGGGTCAACGAACTCAGCATCACGAACGGCTTGGGCACCTGGGACAACAACGACAAGCGCTACGGCATCCCGGTAAGTCCTGGGGACGAGTTCGCTTTCGAAACGACCTGCTGGTGCTCCAACGGCGCAAACGTCCAATTCGACATGATCATGTTGGATACTAGCGGCCAGCTGCAATGGATGGCCTGCGAGGCGGTGTATAACACCTATCTGAACAGCACCACCAATCTCGGCGCTTCGCCTGGCGAGGGCTACGTCGTTCTCAAGGGCACGTTCAAAAATGTCAGCGGCAGGCAGGGCCGGGCAAACCTCCGGTTCATCGGGCCTCTGGCGTCCACGCCCAACGCGCACTGCTACTTCTGGAACAGCAAGATGCGGCGGCGAAACGCGGCGGAGCTGATCGTTGACGGTAACATCACGGCCGCCAAGCTCGCTGCCAGCGCGGTCACGGCCGACAAGATCAGCGCCGGCGCGGTGACGGCGGCCAAGCTCGCAGTGACCGAGCTTTCAGCAATCACCGGCAACATCGGCCTGCTCCGCACCGCAACTTCGGGTCAGCGGTCTGAACTCGATAACAATGGCCTCCGGGCATATCACCCCAACAGCGCTCTGGCCGGTCGAATGGGGGTTTGGTGACATGCCTGCCGGAATGGAGTTCTACTACCCCGACGGCCGGGTGAAGATCGCATACTCGGACTACTTCGCAGCGGTCCGATCGTCGTTCACGACGACAGCGGGCGCCACCTCAGGCACGTTCACCGACACCGCACTTATAGGCAAGGCGCTCGTCCACTTCGTGTCGTCGACGACCGGCAACTATGGCGGCCCGACAGTCACGCTCGACTCCAGCACTGGGCTCATCTCCTGGTCGTTCAATGTGTCGACGAGCGGCGGCGCAAGCGCTGGCGGCACGCCGGCGACGACCGTCTATTACGGAGGCTACTGATGCCGGCCGGCATCGAAATGAATACGCCGGACGGCCGCGTGCAACTGCTCACCGGTCAGATCTACTTCCGCCTTGAGCAGAAGATAGAAATACCCGCAGGCTCTGCGGGGTGGGGCCAGTTCGGCAACAACTCGGGACAGCGGGACGTCTTTGTCGCCGGGTTGACGCCATCCGACATACCAATGCTCGCATTAGCTTCACCGTCCTATACCTGGGCCGATATAGTCTCGACCGCGAACGGCGGCATAACCTGGCGGATCTACGCAACGGGCACGAGCTCGAACCCGATCACCCTGTACGTTTTCTCGCAGCGCCGGCCTCCCGTCAGTGAGCACATGGCGGGTGCCGAACTGTTCGCGCCGGACGGGTCGATTGTCTGGTCTTCGGACTACCCCATTTGCCGGCCGCTGGGCCGTCTCGCGAATCCGTCACCGGGCACCTACACGGGGGTCTCGCTATCCGGGCGCAGTGTTGCCCACGTCCCGCAGAAGCAGGAGGTCACGAGCGCCGCCAGCTATACCTCTGGCGGCCTGGGGTCCTGCTACTACAGCAGCAACATTCAGGGCTATCAGGTATTCCGGCGCGACCAATGGGCCCGCCTGGGCGTCGCGGCGTGGGGCAGTTCTGTTTCTGGCTCCGGCAACGCATTCTTCCAGGACAGCGGCAGCTACCAATACGCGTGTGTGCCATCTCAGGCGTCGATCCCCGCCACTCAGCAGATCGGCACTACGGGGGGCTGGAGCAGCCTCATCATCGACGTCACCAACATCTAAGGAACCCGATCCATGTACATCATCCAGGACATTCCTGGGGCGACCCCGCTGTTCCACAAGATCGGAGCGGTGACCATCAACGGCCCAGCCATCATGGTCGCGATCGACACCCGCAGCGCCGAGCCGCAGCCCGTCCCGGGGGGCACATCCACTACGTTCTTCGGCGGCCAGACCTTCACCCTGCCGGAAGGGACGATCCCGGAGGAGAACGTTTCGCAGCGCGCCGTCAGCGAGTGGATGGTCTCGTCTGCGGGCCCTTTTCCCGGATCGCAGCTCTCCAGCGATACGGATTTCATCTATGTCTCGAAGCGCGCGCTGCTCTTGGCCAAGGTTCGCAACCGGCGCGACCAGGTGCGCGACGGCGGGTGCCTCGTCGAGATCCAGGGCGAGACCCGCCGAGTGGAAACCGATGCTACGAGCCGCGTCAACATTTCCGGTTCGGTCGTCGTAGCGATGCTCACCCTTCAAACGGGCGACGAGTTCTCCACCGACTGGCGCATGGCCGATAACGCCATCGTCACGCTCAGCGCCGCCGAAATGATTCAGCTGGGCAAGACGGTCGCTGCCTTTGTGGAGGCTGGGCAGCGTCGCAAGAATGCACTGGACGCGCTGATCACGACGATCGCGCAAGGCACGACCGAAGAAGAGATCGCAGCCATCGAGGCGCAGATCCTCGAAGGCTGGCCCAACTAACCTTTCGGAGAAAAACGATGTTCGAGCACACGCAAGGTGCCGGCGAATACGCCGGCGCCGTGGGGAAGGCTGCGCCCCCGATCGCGGTCAGCACCGCAGCTATGGCTGGCCTGAGCCTGCAGGATTGGGTGCTGATCGCCACCCTCGCCTACACGCTTTTGCAGATTGCGCTTTTGGTCTGGAAGTTCGTCCGGGATCAGCGCCGTGGCTGACACCGGGAAGAAGCTGGTCGGCTTGGCCGCTGTCGTCGGCACCGCAGCGGCCGCCATGCTGCTGACTGTCATCCCGGAAGATGAGAGCGGCCGAACGGTTCAGGTCTCGATCGCGGAGGACGGCAAGGCAACGATAACCCACGTCGCCGGCCGGCAGTACCTGAAGGCCTATCTGGACATTGCTGGTGTCGCCACCGCCTGTGACGGCCTGACCAGGTACAAGGGCAAGCCGATCCGGATGGGCATGAACTTCACCGAGGCGCAGTGCTCTTCGATGCTCGAGGAAGAGCTGGTCGCCCATGGCAAAATCGTCATGGCTTGCACCCGCTGGGACAAGGAGCGACAGCCGCACCAGATCTTCGCAAGCGTAAGCATGAACTACAACACCGGCGGATGGTGCGGATCCACTGCAGCAAAGCGCGTCGCCACAGGCAACGTGGCTGGCGGCTGCGAGGCGCTGCTGATGTGGAACAAGGCCACCGTCAACGGCCGCAAGGTTGCGGTGCCCGGTCTGACGAAGCGCCGCCACCGCGAGCTCGAGTATTGCCGTACCAACGTCGTGCCCGGCGCAACGCCCGCGAACCTTCAGGAGCGGCTGAAGCCATGGCGATGAACCCGTTCTCGGCATTGGCCGCGAAGATCTACGCCGGACTGTTCGGCGCCGCGCTTGCCCTGGTCGCGGTGCAGACCGTCCGTATCAACGGGCTTTGGTTAATCACCGGCCTGGAGGAGAAGCTCGAGTCCGTCCGCACCGACCTTGCCACCGAGCGGACCGGCCGCGCCGATGACCGCAGCGAGTGGGCGCGCCAGATTGCCACCGCTACTGCCGCGCGAGAGGCGGCAGAACAGACCTCGAAGGAGATCGCCACCGATGCCCAAGCCTCCCATGAATCGCTGCTGGCGGCTAATGTTGGCCTGCGCGAGTACATCGCTTCTCATCGCCTGCAGCAGGGTGACCCCGTCAGTGCCGCGGCTTCCACCAGCGCCGCCGGAGATCTCGCTGCCCACCTTCCTGAAGCAACCGCCTCCGGTGCCATCGTGGCGACGTCCGAATCCGACCTCCGCGCCTGTGACGCCGATTACGCCTACGCCTTCAGCGCCTACGAGTTCGGTCAGCAGCTGATCGCCGAAAAGCTCGCCAAGTAGGCCGAAACCGCCCCTGAAATTGGGGGTATCGGTTGGGGTATCGGAATCTGCCCGCCCCTTTACGAAAGGCGGAAATCCGCCAGATCAGCGCTTGACCAAGGCGGAGGGATCATCCGCCTTGGTCGCTCAGCGATGTAGGCCATTGATCTCGTTTCGAGCCGCTTGTGCAATGAACGCGCTTCGCGTCAGACGACGCTCGGCAGCAACCCTGTCGATCGCGTCCAGAATGCCGCGCTCGATCGACAGATTCACTCGGGCCACCCGGTGCTCGTTGACGATGTAGGGCACGGCAATCAGCGATGCGCCAGCTGCGAGCTCCTCAGCGCACTTTGCTCGCACCTGGTCCAGGCGCATAGGCTCGACCTCCGCCTGATCCTCGAACCACAGCTCGAGTGCTTCGGCAGCGTTGGGCACGACGTCCTCAATCTGATCGGCAGCAGAATAGCAGCCCGGCAGATCCGGGAAGGTCACGCCGTAGGCGCTGTCCTCGTCCTGCTCGATGATTGCATAGAAGTACTTCACGGTTTTTCCTTTCATCCCAGAGCATCTGCGCGGCGTGTCGGCGCGCCGTGGTGGGTGCACGGACTGGATCAAATCCAGCCCGCGACTTTTGCTATCGACCGGGCCGTCCCGGTTGGCAGTCCCTTCTTGGGGTGCGGAACGATGATCGTCTGACCATTTTTCCGGAACTTGGCATGTGAACCCTTCTGCGAAATGAAGGTCCATCCCTCGGCTTGGAGGCGCTTGACGATCTCTTTGCTGTCCCGTTCCATGCGCAAATAAATACACACCGATCGGCATGAAGTCAATGCATCGTGCGCAAATATTTACACACTCGGAAAATTTAGAGGATAGACCCGATGCTTACCAACGGTGCCGTAAAGGCCGCCGCGGCTCAGTCGCGCCCCTACAAGATGAGCGATGCTGGCGGGCTCTACCTCTACGTCACACCCGCCGGGACGAAGTCCTGGCGCCTGAAGTACCGCTGGCAAGGCAAGGAAAAGCTGCTGGTGATCGGCCGCTTCCCCGGCATCTCGCTCGCCGAAGCTCGCCAGCGCCGAGAGGATGCAAAGGCGAAGATCCGCCAAGGCATGGATCCGTCGTCCAACGAGGAGAAGCTCGAGACCTTCGAACAGGTCGCGCGCGCTTGGTATCGACATAACGAGAACGGTTGGTCGCCGGCGCATGCCGGCGATGTTTTGGCGAGCCTGGAGCGCGACGTCTTCCCGGCGATCGGCGCGCGGGCGATCGCTTCGATCGAGCCGCCCGAGCTGCTCGAAGTCCTGCGCCTGGTTGAAAGCCGCGGCCGGATCGAAACAGCGCGCCGCCAGCGCCAGCGCCTCTCTGCCATCTTCGGCTACGGAATCGCACGCGGCCTCACCGATCGCGACCCTGCCGAGCATGTCGGTCGCGCCATGAGCACCGCGCGCCCGGTACGCCCGCAGCCGGCGCTGACGATCGCCGAGGAATGTCGCGAGCTGCTCGCGGCCGCCGATCGCCAGTCCGGCCGGCCGGCGACGAAACTTGCCTCTCGGTTCCTGGCACTGACGGCCGTCCGTCTGGAGGCGGTGCGCGGCATGCGTTGGAGCGAGATCGAGGACCTGGACGGCGACGCGCCGGTCTGGCGCGTGCCGCCGGTGCGGATGAAGCTCAAGAAATCGAAGAAGAACGATCCGCGTTTCGCCCAGCTCGTGCCTCTTTCGAGTCAGGCTGTGGCCGTACTGCGCGAGGCCGCGCAGGAATTCGGTTACGGTGCTGACCTTCCCCAGGACGACGATCTGGTTTTCCCGAGGCGGGATCGGAGCCGGCCGATTGGTGAGAGCGCGATCGGCGCGCTTTATGATCGAGCCGGCTTTTCGGGTCGCCATGTTCCGCATGGCTGGCGCTCGAGCTTCTCCACGATCCTGAACGAGACGCTGGGACCGGACGCCGCCAGCGACATCGATCGCGCGCTTGCTCATAGCCCGAAAGACAAGGTGGAAGCCGCGTATAACCGCGCCGAGCTGCTCGGCCGTCGGCGCGCACTCTTTGAAAGTTGGGGCGAACTTCTGTCGCCGGATCTCATGAGCTGAGCAACAGACTTGCGGTCTATGATATGGAGATCGTTCCCCGCAATGGGTTCGCCAACCCCATTAGCCTTGTCCAAAATCCATAAGGCCCTGATGTTACGCCAACAAGCACTTCATGCCAAAGCCATCCGATCAATTAAGTTACAGGAAGACGTTTAATAATTTGGCTTTGTGTCCGCCTTATTATTTAGCCCTCCTGTTGAAACTGCTTGTGAACCCTCCATATAGGATTCATCGTCATCTCCATTTTTGAGCAAGAGGCGACCGAGAGTTGAGTGCTCCCGCTCAAGCGGTGACTCCAATGACCAGCGAATCTGGAAACCAAAGCAGCCCATTTTCGGCTTTTTTTTCCGCAAGGGATGAGGCTGAGAAATTTACACGCGCTACGCGCCAGAAAGCTGGCTTAGCGGAATCGACTGAGCGCGGTGCTAATGCCAAACCAAGTGAGGAAACCACGCTGGAGCGGCGCGTTCTTGCTCATGAACGCATCCTACATGCGCTCATCTGCGATTTGGCCGACGACGATCCTGCAATTTTCGAGCGATTAAACGTACGCTTCGGAGATGGACATGACCTTGGAAGTTACGAGCAAGATTACGTAACAACAGGCCACTACTGCGAACACTTTCTCCATAGTATCGCACAGCGACACGCGTCGCGAACTTTGACCCCACCTGAAGTTACCTCAGCTTCGAAATCACATGTAGTCGATTCCTTGGATAATCTGGGCGCGCTACAAATATCGTCGGATCGTGGCCAATGGGAGGAGTGGGAGAATGAAGGCGGCTCCTTCACACTTCCTTTGACGCCCCCGAGAAACGCCTGCTTCAGTATTTTCCGAACTGATCGCGTCATGCTAACCTCTACTCGGCTCACTGGCGGTGATTGGCGTTGGCGTCTTACAGCAAGCACCGGCGCACTGATAGCCAAGGGATCTGGCTTCCAAACCGAGACAGAGTGCCTCGCAGCCGTAAAATTTCTGAAAGAGAACTGCCAAAACGCAAGAATATTCATAGAATGATGTCTTGCATATAATTTAACTTTAGAGGCCGCCGCGTTCGACAGCTCGACGTCCGATACTATCGTCCGGGCATGCTGTTCTATCTCGATCCGCCCTATTTCAGCTGCGAGACCGACTATGGCGCCGGCGCGTTCGATCGTGGTGACCTCGAGCGCCTGGCGGGGACCCTTGCCACCGCGCGCGGCAAGTTCCTTCTCTCGATCAACGATACGCCGGAGGTGCGGGAGATCTTCTCGGCATTCGAGATCAGGGACATTGAGACGACTTGGACGATCTCCAGCGAAGCGAAGAAGGTGAACGAGCTGATCATCAGCAATTTCGCGCCCGTTTGACAGAGCAACCGAAGGGGCCGGGGCTACGATTCAGAATGGCACGGCCATTGCTCCCGGCCCCCTGGGACACCCTGGGCGGCGCAGCCGCCCTCACGCGCCGGTGCGTCCGGCGCTTCGTTTCTGGTCAGAGCTGCCCTAAAGGCCTCGGGGGACGGAACAAACCGAGGCGAAGCCGGCTCCATAGGGCGCCGAAGCGCCCTATGCCCTTATCGGATTAGGATAATCCCCCGGTCTCTCCGCTTCTGGAGGATTCGCCGTCTCGGATATCGCGCGTGTCGATGCTGGCCGCGAGCGACCGCAGCGTCTCACCTAGAAGGCGATCGCCGTTCCAGGTTACGTTGTGGCGCTCCTCGGCCGTCATGGAGGCAAGCATTGCCTCGTAGGCCTCTTTCTCAGCCTTGCGACGGTCCTGCTCGCATTCGGGCGCTGGCCCGCGCTTGAACAGCGTCCGCAGCCAGTCCTTCATTTCGGCTGGCACCAACAGCGCGTAAGCGTTCTGGATTTGTTTCACCTGCGGACCACCTGGCTCCGGGTTTTCAACCGGGCGTGAGCGTCGCATCCAATGCAGGAAGCCTTCGTTGCGCAGCCTGCAAAGTGCCTCGTGCACAGCACCATAGGCACGGCCGATATTGTCGGCGATCGTCTTAATAGCCGGCTCGAGGCGCCCGGTGGAGAAATCGACCAGATTGTAGAGGTACTCGAGTACTTCGATGCCGATCTCGCCAAGCACACCATTACGTGCTCCTGGCTCGGTCTTACGACGGTCGAGGCGAGTTTTGTATTCGAGCGCCTTTGCCGCCTTCAAGAGAGCGCCAGCCCAGCGTTTACCGCCGCGCGGCGTACCATCATGAATCGGCTTCCAGACGCGATCCTCGATCGTGCCCTCGGTGTAAGAGTTGCGCCAGACCTTCTCGCCACTGCGGGGGCTGTCTCCACGCTCCAGGAGCGCTCGGGTCTTTCGGCCGAGGGCCGTCTTCGTGACCTTCGCCGCGATCAGGCCGAAAGGCGAGGCGTCGTTGTATGTGGCGGCCGTCATGCGCGGCCGCCTTTCGTCAGCGGCGAGGACCGATCAGCAAGGTCTCGGGATGAGGCACTCCATCCAGAAGCAGATCTGCCCATTCCTGCGCGAGTTGCCGGCGCCGCAGCATGTACGCCGCGCGATTGTAGTGCGCCTCGACGCCTTCTGGCTGATGTGCCAGCATAAGATCGATGATCGCCCGGTCGCCGGGTCGATCGAGATCCATCGCGCGCTCGTTCATGATGGTCGAGAACGACGATCGCCAACCATGAGGGACGTGCCGACCTGCGAACCCCGAGCGCCGATATGCGCTGCTCAGCGCATTTTCGCTGATGGGCAGGTGCGACTTCGAGGCCGATGCAAAAACGTACTTCCGATTGCCGGTCATCTGCCGAACCGCGCGGATTGTTTCGACCGCTTGCCGAGATAGCGGCAACACGAATTCGAAGGCCGCCTGCTCGCTCTCCTCGCGCTCCAGCTTCATCTTCTCCGCCGGTGCGCGCCAGATCGGCGAAGGTCCGTCCAGGTCCTCGAACTCGTGATGCTCGACGAATCGAATCATCCCCGGCCGGGCTGCTGTCAGCGCCAAGAGCCGCGACGCGAGCTTCACCGCGGGGAAGCCAGGCTCGCTCTCGACCTTCAGCAGGCATTGCCGAGCTGACCGCAGGTCCAGTAGCGCCGGATGCTTGCGCTTCACGATTGGCTTCAGTGCCTTGGACAGCGAGGCTGCAGGATCGGTGCTGATCAACTCCGCGACCACGGCCATCTGGAAGATAGATGAGAGCCTGGACCTGATTCGGTGCGCGGCTTCCGTCGCGCCGCGATCCTGAATCTCGGTCAGCAGCTCGAGGACGTCCGCCGCGCTGATCTGATCCAGTGGCCGCTCGCCGAGCGCCGGATAGACCTCCTTCTCCAGGCTCTGCTCGACATCCTTGGCATGTTTCGGTTTCCAGACGTCCGCTTGCAGCGCCATCCAACGCAATGCCATCTGCCGCATTGTGGGCACCGCCTCGGCTATCTTCACAGCTCCGGGGTCGAGGCCATCGCGTAGCGTGCGCCGCGCTTCGTCGCGCCGATCGCGCGCTTCCTTCAGCGACACCTCCGGCCAAGGCCCAAAGGTGATTCGTTTTTCCTTGCCCGCGAATCGATATTTGTAACGCCAGCTCTTGAAGCCGGTCGTCGTGACGAAGAGGTGTAAGCCCTTCTCGTCCGTGAGCTTGTAGGCTTTGTCTTTCGCAGCGGCCTTGCGGCACTGCAACTCGGTCAACATTGGGTGCCCCCACTTCCGAAAACCGGTGCCCCGGGAATGCCCCCGCTATGCGTGAGCTTCCATGAGAACGGTTGAACTTGGTTGAGCACCCGGTAGGGCCAAAAAGCTCGACATTACAAGGCTTGTGAGCCTGCTGGAGCTTCCTTGAGAAAGGAAAGTGGCTCCCCGAGTAGGATTCGAACCTACGGCCATTCGATTAACAGTCGAATGCTCTACCGCTGAGCTATCGGGGAGCAGCCTGTCAGTGTTACCACCGCCGGGCAGGAGTGCGCCTATAAAAGGGGTCCTCAGGGTTGGCAAGCACTCTGTTATGAAAATGATGCAAAAACTTTTCCACAGGGCAAAGTCTTCGCATGGCGCCTTTCCTCAGACCTGGAACTGCTCGGCGAAGATGCGCTCCTCCAGGGTGAAGCCCGGATCGAACAGCAAGGTCAGTTCCTTCTCGGCATTGGCGACGATGCGCACGGTCTTCACATCGCGCACTTCCTTCTGGTCGGCCACTGCGGCCACCGGGCGCTTGCCGGGTTCGCGGATGCGGAACTCGACTTCGGCGCTCTCGGGCAGGATCGCGCCTTTCCACCGGCGCGGGCGGAACGGGCTGAGCGGCGTCAGCGCCAGCATCCGCGAGCCGAGCGGCAGGATCGGACCGTTGGCCGAAAGGTTGTAGGCCGTGGAACCGACCGGGGTGGCAACCAGCACGCCGTCGCCCACCAGTTCCTCCATCCGCACTTTGCCGTTGATCGTCACTTCCAGCTTGGCGGTCTGGCGCGTCTCGCGCAGCAGCGAAACTTCGTTGATCGCGTAATAGACGAAGCTGCGGCCATCGTGGCTGGTGGCGTACATCTGGAGCGGGCGCACCGGCACCGGATGCGCCTCGGCAATGCGCTCGGCGATGGGCACGCCGTCATGCGGGCCGTTCATCAGGAAGCCTACGGTGCCGAGGTTCATGCCATAGACCGGCTTGATCACGCCCCGGTCCAGCATCTCGTGCAGGACGTGCAGCAGGAAACCGTCCCCGCCGACGACGACCAGCACATCGGCCTCCGCAGGATCGACCCAGCGATGCGCACGGCGCAGCTCCGCCGCCCCGTCCTGCGCCTTGGCGCTGTCGGAGACGATGAGGCCCAGCTTGGGTTCGTCAGTCATTGCAATTCCCGATGTGAAGAGGTGCGCACGCCGGATCGGAGCGCGAATGGGAACATTTCATGAGATCCCGTCTCATTTTGAAGCCCTTTTCATGCCGCGGACCTTTCGAATTTTGCATCGTTTGGCAAGGCCTTTGGCTATAGCAAAGGCGATGGGCGAACGACGCAAAGGTTTACCGCGGGAACATGCCCGCGGGCTGGAAGACAGATTGACCGGGATTCCCGGCCTCGACGCCGTGCGCGAACGCATCGCCG